ATTTAATACTTGGAAATATACTATCTACTTCAGAATCTATTGTTTTTACTAACTCCATAGCTCTATTAGTATCAGCCATCGTGGCACCTTTTTCTGCCATCTTACCTTCAAATATTTCTTGTGGTTTTGCACCTCTTGCTCTTAATGCAGAAAAAATTTTATTAAAAAATTTATCTAATTGTGAATTACTAAACTCTATTCTTCGTCCTCTTGTAACTGCAGCCTTAATACCTTTACCTACACCATAGCCAAATAATATTGTTACCGGACTTTCAGCACCAAACTTTGCTCTATTAAATAATTTTTTAACTGCATCTTCTCTACCACCTTCATCCGTAACTTCTGCTAACTCTGTTGGGCCAGCTTCAAAAGCATCACCAAATGTGCCTATCTCTTCAACGTCAGCAACAAACGCTTCACCTACAGACCCTCCTGCTATACCTGCAACAAATTTTTTTCTCCCTATTGTTCGATTAAAATCCGCTGCTTTCTTTGCAGCTTTTTGTGCGTTTAAACTTTTTAGATTAGCGTAGTTACCAGCTTTCTTTGCTTTAATTGCAGAGCTTGCTAATTTAAAACCAACACCTCCACCAACACCAAGTTGTACTAATGCTTGTGTAATTTTACCTGACGCTCTTTCTTCTGCTACCTCTTCAAATGGATTTATCTTATCAAAAAATATTTCTACATCAGCAGCTGTATCTGTATCTAAACCAAGATCGATAAGTTCTGCTGCAAGTGATACAACACCCTCTGGAACTTTAATAACACCTGATGCTAAACCTGCAACGGCAGCCGTAATAGCATTACGCTCGTTGCCCATTTCTACTGGAGAGAGGCTAAAATAGCTATCCGGATCTATAAATTCTTCAGCCATTTAACCCCCTATTTTTTTATTTCTTTAGATAGCTCTGGTAACTCTATTGTTGTTCGTTCTTTAGTAATTTCTATAACTTTACCACTTATGGTATCAACATAGATACCAGGTGACTTACCTTTTATTTTATATCCTTTTTCAGGATCTGATTTATCTTTTAATTTAATTTTGCCGACAGGATTTTTACCTTCTTTTATTAATTTTGGTATAAGTTTTTCTTCAAAATTTGTTAAATAACGAGCCCTTACTGCATTACCTTCAGTTATTTTATTTTGTTCATAAGCTCTTTGATAGTTAGCTTGAGGACTATAAGTTTTACCAATATTTTCTGACCGAATTATTTCAGCAGTTTTAGCTCTTATTTGTTCTGGCGTTGCATCAGGTGGTAATAAAAATTTTGCTTTTTTTTCTGCTGCTAAAATACTACCAGTTCCTTTTAATTTTTCTGATTGAGCTTGTTCAATACCCATTTTTTTAGCTGCTAGGTTTCTTGCTCTAATGTCCGTAAGTAAATCATCCGTTGGTTTTTTAAAAGCAGTTGCTACTTCTCCAAGTGTGCCTTTTCCAGCACCTTCACCAGATAATAAATTTAATCCACCTGTAATTAATAATTGATCAAGACTAGGTCTACCTAATATGTCTTTATACTCTTCTGCTAATTCTTTTGCTCTACCACCAACATCCATATTAGTTCTATCTACAAGTCCAGTCATAATACCTTGACCCGTAGACCCACCTTTTCTAAACATTGGTCTTTTTAATATTCTCATTATGTAAGTGCTCCGTAGATTCCAGCTAGAGTAGATCCAATACCTAACGCAGAAGCTAACGGACTAGCTTGAGGTGTTTGTGCAATTGATGTTCTTGCAGGAGAACCACCCATTAATCCAATAACACCAGAACCTAATTGTGATAATCTATCAAATCTTTCTTGTGCTGCTAATTGATTAGCTACTCTTTGTGCATCTAACTCTGCTTGTGTTTGTGCTTGTTGTGTAGCACCTAGTGTCCCTAAACCAGCTATTTGTGTTCTAGCTAAATCTTGTGCTCTTGCACCTAAACCAGATTGTAAATTTGCTATGCCTATTTGATTTTGTAAATCTTGTTGTCTTGCTCTTTGTGCTTGTTGGAAACCTTGTTCTAATAATCCTGCTTGTAAAGCTGCTCGATTCCTGTCGCTTGCTGCTGCAAACTCTGCTTGTAGTACACCTTCACGGCCACCACCAAATGCACCAGGTACACCTAATGTCTGTGCAGCTTGTTGTGCTTTTCTTGCTGCAGCTTGTCTATCAAACTCAGTTAATGTAGCGTCAATAACAGAAGTTTGATAAGGAGACATAAATGCAGTTGTTTGAGCTGCTGTCATAGGTCCTGTTAATGCAGTGGCACCCGCCGCTGCAGTTTTAGCATCTGCTAAGAAAGGTTCAAATGCACCAAGACCTCTTGTTGCATCTGTTGCTTGAGTTACAGCTGCTGTTTGTAATGCATCTTGTGCTGCAACTTGTGGAGCCAATCCTGCTAAACTTTGTTTTGTAATATCAAATTGTTGTGCTTGTGCTTGTCGTTGTGCAAACTGTTCAGGTGTTTCACCAGTTAATTGTGTTATGCCACCTGTACCAGGTGCAACAACTGGTTGACCAACTTCTGTTGTTAATCTGTCTGCAAATGTTTTACCTAATGCTTCTAAATATTCTGCGGGTAATACTCTTTGAACTGTTGTTGCCATTATCCTACTCTATTCTCCAATTTTTTCATTGTATCATACATCCTTTGAGCGCCTTTTTCTATACTGCCATCACCTGCGCCTCTTACAGCATCAGCTGTCATTACAAACTCATTTAATGATAACATAGCTGGTACGTCATCTGCCTTTTCTTTTACACCAATTGGCACAAAACCGCCAGTATTTCTGTAATCTAATTCTTTAACACCCTCAGAGTTTGTTCTTACAGGGACATCCATTATACCACCTTTATCTACCATTGTTCTCTGTTCTCTAACTTTTTGTCTTCTTTTAAATTCTTGGTAGTCTTGAAACAACTTTTCTCTTGTTCTCTTTCGTTCTTCTTTACCTCTGCCTTTTAAATATTCTTCAAAAGATATGCCGCCTTGATCAAAACCTATTCTACCACCTTCAGCTTTATAATCTACTGTGTTTCTTTGTACAAAAGCCTCTACATCAGTAGATGATGCAGTAGGGTTTAAGTTAGAGTAGTATCTTCTTAAATAATTACTAACAGCAGTTTTTCTTCTTTGTAGATATTCTTCTTCTGATTCGTCTTCTTTTTTAGGTCCTACTAATTTTTGACCTAATAATGATAAAGCTGTAGTTCCTAAAAATATACCTGGTGTGCCTTTACCTATGGCTTCACCTAAACTAAATGCACCTTTAGCACCAAACAATCCTCTCGTTCCTGGTATCATTCTTTCACCTAATACATCAGGTCTACCCACTAAAACATTTCTACCTGTTTCAACAGCTTTTCCAAAAGAACCTAAATCAAATCCTCGACCTCTTAATCTATCAGCAACTGATTTTCCTGTTTGTCCAAAACCAACATTAGATAATTTACCTAAACCAAAAGTTGCACCGCCATATAAAAGAGATGAACCTAAATCACCTGTTCTATCATATCTACCTAAACCACCAGCAATCGCTCCTGCCACAGGATTAAAAGGTGCTATAAAAGGTGCAGCAACTTCTGCAACTTTTGCTAATTCATTTGGTATAAGTTTACGTACGAAATCACCCACTCCGTATTTTTGTCTGACAGTTTTGATGGTCATTATCCCACCTCTATCACGTAATTGTCTTGGCATTTGTGCTCTTGTTATCATATCTTTAATTAGTTAAATGTTTAAGGCAGGGTTTTCACCTGAGTTTATCAACTTACTAGTTTTTTACTAGTAAATCAAGACTATGTTGTTACCTCTCTAGGCTTCGATTGTAGCGCAGAAAGGACCACGTGTAGTCTATTTGCCGTGGCTGCAGTCACTTTTAGTATCTCACTCTCTTCTAATACTAAAGGGGCCGATAGTAGTTCTGATGTTCCATTAGCAGATATGGACTTAGTTTTAAATAAACTAAACACATTATCGCTTGTATCTGTAATCGTCACTGTAATGGTATCACCACTACCTGAATCGTCAGATACTAGTATAGACTTAACAATAGCTGTTGTAGCTGTTGGCACAGTGTATAGTGTTGTAGCTGATGTAGTTGTTAAATCTACTTTTTTATTTACAAATGAATTAGCCAAAGAAAAAAGCCTCCGCCTCTGACTCGTCTTTTAAATCTTGTTGATACGTTGTATTTAATTTTTGCACAATACTATCTACATCTCTAACAAATGATTGTTGTACTTGTTGATCGTATCGTTCTAAGGGTTGTGTTAATGCTTGAACTATTCTAGCCACGTTTCTTAACTCCTTTTATTTTTTTCTTATTAAGTGATGCATAAAAAACTTCTTCACCTTTCTTTTTACCGTATTGTTTTTTCATAGACTTCATTATTTTTTTACCTTTTTTATTTAGTGGCATTATCTTCTCCCATCTGGTTGAAAGTCTATTCTAAAAGTTCCTAGTTTCCAGAATTGACCTGTGCTTGTATTTTCTACTTTTAGTGATATCTCTCTAGCTCTAGCACGTGTATCTATTTTAGTTGAGTTACTATTAATTGTAAATGGACCTAGAGAAGAACTAGCTTTTGTTTGATTTGGAAAATCTCTTAAATTTAATGTAACTCTTGCATCACCTGTTTGTGCAAGAAAATCTGGCAATACTCTTCTTATTTTCATCATAAACTCACCATCACCTGCTAAACCTTGTCGACCAATATCAAAACTACCAGACTCTATGTTTGCAGCTATGGCTGATGTTTGACCACCTTTGACTTGATTTAATCCAGTTTCGTGTTCGTAGTATGTAGATGCACCATCAGTATTACCGTGTACATAATTAACGTCAGTGTCTGCTGTTTCAGCGCTAGAATCATATTCTGTTGCGTGTGGTTTACCAAATATTGCAGAGTCCTCCCACGCTGTTCTTGCTAGTGTGCCTGTAGTCCATACAGGTCTTTCTGGACTTGAGTCTAGATAATTATAAGCAACCATTCTATTAACAACTCCTGAACCTGAGTTTGGATAGAACCACATTACTTCACCAAACAAGTTATTTAATCCTGCATTGATATGTTGTTTTGGTGTTGTGTTGATATCATCAAAAACGTGGTCCTCAACTAAACACGGTAATGATTCTAGTTTACCTGTGTATCTAAAGAAACCATTTTCTGACATCCAGTAAGCTGTACCATCTACTTCAACAGCTGCGTTTTGACCAATCAATCCACAGTTTGTTCCTACTTGTTGGAATGAAAATGTAAATGGTGGACCAACAAAACGCATAATAAATAACGCTGTGTCTGTCCAAATGTAAATGGCATCACGACCTCTAATAGCTCCTACAAGTTTAGAACCATCAGCTAATCTTTGTGTGCCTGCTGTATTAGTGGCTGTAGGTGTGTAAGTATTAATATCCTCTTGAGAAGAAAATCTAATAAACATAGGATCTTGTGTAGACTTTGTACCTATGGTTGTTTCCGTTCCAAAAAAGATTAAGTGTCTATCTGGTGTAGATA